CCACTATAAATATTGCGGGCCCAATAGCTGCCACAATTAAAGCAGTTTTTACGATAAATTCCTGAGTGGCAGGATTAAGACCTTTAAAACCTTCTACTAAATAGTTTATCTTTTCCGATAAAGCCGTAAATACTGCCTCTAAATTCAAACTATTGTTAATGGCTTTTCCAAGTTCCGCAAGACTATTTGTAACGTTATCTTTAAGGTTATCAAAAGCATTACCTAAGCCTCCGTTTGCTCTTTCTAAATTACTTAAAGCACCTACAGACCTTTGTATAAATTCTTCACTACTAATTCCAAGCTCCCTTATTCCTTCGGCAGTAACTACGCCAAATTCCTCTTTCATTACACGGGCAAATTCAGGCAGCCTTTCTTTTATTTGATTTAAATCTTCTTGCGTAACTTTACCAACTGCGCTAATTTGAGATAAAGCCAATACTACTCCATCAAATTGCTCCGCTCCGCCTCCTGCCCTTGCTACAGCATTACCAAATTGTGTTATAGTTTCCCTTGCAGCGTCGGCACTTAAACCTACACTTTGCAATGAAGCCGAAGCCTTAACAACTTCGGGTAAAGCAAGACCAGGATTTTCAGCAACTTTTCGTAGTTTTTCTAATTCGACCGCAGCCCCTTCACTACTTCCCATAATGGCAATTAAACCATTTTGCAGTTTTTCCATATCCGCAAAAGATTTTAAAGCAGCCGCACCGACACCAATAATAGGTAGTGTTAATGACTGGGTTAAAGTACTACCAAGATTTGACATATTTTGTCCAAATCTTGTCATAGATTTTTCTACCTTACCTAACTCTTTATCGAGATTAGTGGTATCAATCCCCAGCTTTAAAAGTAGTTTACCTATTGCCATTTATGCTTCTTTATCCCATTTGTCAAATATTGTTTTGTCAGTATTTGTCAAACTTCTTTTAGTTTCTTTTTTAGTAGGATTCTCCCATGGGAACTCAATTAAATCTTTAGGCTTTAAACTCTTTCCTTTTGCCGTATGGACATTTAGTAAAAGTGTTGTTTGCCATCTTATTCGTTCCCATTCTGTTTGCTCCTGTTGTTCAAAAAAATTATTATAACCTTGCATAGCCATAACAACCTCTTTAAAACTCATGTCATTATATTGCGAAGGAGGAAATCTTAAAACTCCGAAACAAAACCGCTCGATGTATTCAAGGGTAAGTTCTCCGCCTTCGCCACTACGTTTTTTTGGCTTTCATCTTCAGGAGGTGAAATCTCGTTTGAAATCATTTCCATTATACGAGCTATGCCACCCATGTCAGTATCGACTAAATCGCAAAAGGATTGTAAATCATAAGGACATTTTTCTCCTTTAGCTTTGTAACCTTGTTGAACACCAGCAAAAGCAAGTTCAAGAGCAAGTAATAAATCTTCGCCAAGTTGGGAGAGGTCACTAAGTTTTAATTTCCTCTCCCTTAAAAATGTACCTAAAACGAACATACCAAATTTAATTGGAATGTCCGCATTAGCTATTTTTATTGTTTTCATTTTAGGTAATTTTTAAAATTATGCTTTAACAGTTTTTACAATCGCTCCTGTAACTTCAAATGAAGCTGAATAGCTTACATTTTCTTCCACGCCAGCATTCAAATCTAATGATGTACAAATGGCACTCATTGTATAAACATTATCACCCACAACGTCGGTTGTAAACTTAATGGTCAATGCAGTGCCAGCCACGAGGTCGGTAAAGAGATCGTCAAACAAATAGTTTGTTGAAGCATCTCCCGGGCCAGCATATAACGCCTCCGTAGAAAGTGTGCCAGAAAGTTGTCCTTTCTTTACTTCTCTCCATCCTCCAGCAGCAGAATCCTTTGTAAGAATTTCGCGCATTGCAGACGAAATATTCATTTGGCACGAAGTAGCATACCCGATAGCTACACTATCCTTGTAAAGCCTCATTAACGTACCGTTTATAATTCCAGTAGTTGGCATGGTTATTTATTTTTTGGTTTAGTAATATTTTCTTCTTCTTCGTTTTGGAAATATTCCGCAGGAACAGGAATAGGAATGTAAACAGGATCTTGTTTTACTTCCTCTTTTTTAGGCATATCTTCCACTACAAAATCTTCATCAAGTAGCTCCGCTATACCATCCTTAATCATTTGTTCCCCATATTCCGAAAGAAATACGCCAGTATTACCAGCTTCTTTTCCATTCCATTCTTTTAAAAGTCTTAGTTTCATATTATCTTTTCATTTTTGCCATGAAATCAACTGACATCCAATAAACATTTAAGTCAGCATTGTAAACCTGTGAATCACTACTCACATAATTAATTGTTTGGACAGACACACCATTTACCGTGCCCACAAACCTATCTAGTCTATTACGCACATTATTAGCAAGTGTTTGTGTAGTGTCGTAATTATTAGTATATATATCAATTTGTAAATTAATTTCTTCTAAATTACTTTGCCCGTCTTTGTAATCTACGGGAGTGCTATTTGTTATCGTATAAACAATAAAAGGATATTGCACATTTTGAGGTGCAATGTCTGGATAAATAGATAAGCCGCAAATATTAGTCACAGCCGTATCAGTCGATAATCTCCCGTATATTACTTTTCCTATCATAACTCCCAAAATTGACGTGGAAACTCCTTCATATATTTTAATGCCATTGACGACATTTTATTAATCACCGCGTTTTGACTTCCCTTTTCAGCTTTGTTTCTTACTTTACTTATCCATGCTTTTGTGCTACCAAAAACCATGTGCGCATAAAAGCCGTCTGTCTTGTCTTCGCCACTTAGCTTAACATTTATACCAGCATCTTTGTATAAAGGACCAACAGATGTTAACAAAGCTTTCCATGACTTTTTATCCGAAATATTTTGAATGGAACGTCTAAGGTTGCCCGGTTCAATATGGTATTTCGGGCCGCTATTTTTTTCCATTCCACGAGAATAAAACTTGTGCGGTTTATTTGAACGTGGAACAAATGACTTATAAACCTTTAATGCTATCGGTGCGGCTGCGTCAGATATTTCTTTTCGCTTTTCTTTTGTAACCTTATTTAGCATGTCATCAAGTTCAGTAACAGACTTAGCAAAGTTGTACATTTTAAAGAGTTTACCTCCTTTAGTTGTTTTCTTTTGGGTCTCGTTTTCGAGAGCCCTAAGCCTATTTAATTTACTTCTTGATATTGACATTACGCGTAATTTTGAGCAAATGAACAAAATAAATGCAAATACATATTATCAGCACTTATCTGTATATTTTCGATTTGATAATATTTGTTCATCCAAATTATTCTTTGCTGCTCGTTTATGTCAGTTCTATTTCTGCAAGTAACTCGGATTTGAGATAAGGCTGTTATTTTGCCTCCCTCAACTTCTTCTTTGTTTATTCCTTTGTAATCAACTACCGCCCAAACTTCTACAAAATTAACCCATGTTTCAACGCCAAAACCAGTAGTGCTAGCAGCCCTAGTAACATTTTGCACTATGATTCTTTCTCGTAATTTCCCAATCTCTTCTTTTTTATTATATCTCATTATAATATTTGTACGCGATATTGATCAAGTAAATACTCCGAAGCCGTTGGTAATTTCTTTACATAATCCTCTCTATTATCGTAGGCATCCGCAACCATCATTAAAATAGCCTGTCTTATTTGCATAGGTACATTAGATGCAGCCGCTCCATATCCAGCCGTATAAATTATAGTTACATCATTTATATTACCGTAAAGTGTTGGCCATGTTTTGCCGTAAGCCAAAGAGAGTCTAGCAGGTTTTTCAAAATTATCTACAATGTAATTACTACTATTGTATGTCTGTGTTGTATTTTGGTTATCTGCGTATTGAAAAGATGTAACCGAAATAACTGGAGATACGGATAAATAAATAATAGGCTTGTTTAACCTATCTAATTTTTCCGTTATTGTTTGGGTAATTAACGCCTGATTCAGATACCTTTCAGCAACTTCACGAGCCGACTGTAGCAAAGTAGTAATTAAAGTATCGTCCGCAGAAGTATCTACCTTCAAATAATTTTTTACTTCGCTTAATGTCCAAACCTCTAAAGATGGTTGTGTCGTTACTTTCCAAGCCATTGTACATTTTTTAAAGAAGGGATGGATATTGCTACCCATCCCATTTTTTATTTACTAGGTCAACTTATTAGCTAGGTGCTTAATGGCAGCAGCTTGTAAAAGTTTACCGTCATATCTCGCGTATAGTAAAAATCCTAGCTCCATTTCGTCCATAAACCTTTCACGTAATGGCACTAAGACATTATTTGATACTTGACGAATAAGGTATTTCGACCAATCACCGAAATAAACAATTTTTGCAGCCGTTGCCTGTGTTGCAGGAAGATCGTTGTTTACATAAAAATTATAACCCAATAATCTATCCGGAATACCATCTCTCAATGATGGTTGAAATAAGGTTGTGTTACTGTTATCTAAGTTTAGTTTTCTTACCGCGCTTAAAATAGTGTCGTTCATCATGAATGCAGCAGATGGAC